ACGCATATACCCCCATGATTTCAGAATACCTAAACAGCTTCGCCAAATTGGGAGTCGGTCAGGCCTTCGAACCTAGGTTCGGGGACGGACGATTCACCATGGTAAACAAGACAATGATACATGCCAAGATTGCAGGAGTGACTTACTCTAGTAACCTAGAGCTGTCTAGTAATTTTCAAATTTCAGGGTTCAAATATGGCAGGACAACGCCAGCCCCTAAGACTAGCTATTACGGCTACAACAAGAAGTACATGGATGAAGACGGAGTTTACGACCCACTCCGAGCGATTGACGAATACTCGAAGACGGCACCGGGACTTCGACTATCAAAGACTGACCTAACTGCGTTGGCAACTACATCAAACATGCCAGACAGCCATGAAGCTTACATACTCAACATGCTAATCACGTGGTACAAGGCTAGGTTGTATGTTGATATGGGAGGGAAAGACAACATACTCAAGGTTAAACAATCTCCTTACAAGGACTCACATGTTACAATGCCATGGTTTGATTCCGATGGCGATATGGAAATACAGACAGAACTCGGCCCTCCAGCTGGTGACGACTTCTCTGATATTGGTTTCGCACAGCGCAACTTGGAGAACTTTTGGGAACGGCCGTATGTATTGAGGTACACATCCACTAACATAGCACAAGCTTCATTCTACCTACTCCATGTGTTCGGTAGGGTGCGTGCAAGCACTATCAACGCAGACATGGACATACCGGGTATAGACACACACCAGTTGCTTCTTGACGGAGTCGGTGGTCTGGTCTTTTCCGCAATCGCACCGGATGCCGTGCCGTGGGGGAGACCAGAGACATTATGGTTGTGGATTATGGATTACGTGCGCCTCAACAGGGTTGAGCACGCATTTGCTGCAGCACTGGAGATGTTGGGTTCAATAGCGTCACAACCGATGCCATCTTACCAAGAAAGTAACATGTGGCAGCATGCTGAGGTAACCGTTAATTTGGCCCCTTTCTCACCGGTTCGGGGAAGGGTCCCTTCAAACCTCACCGGTGAACCGAATGTTTATGATCTGAATGCCCAGCAAATCACCCTCGAGGAGGGCAGAGCACCACAGAACTTCCTCGCAGTGTCATCAGTACTCAACTACGCGATGTGGATGGGGCTATATGCAGTTACAGACAATTACGCCACCGACTGTGCTGATTGGCACTCCGTCTTCGTATCGAGGGACGCCGAATTGGCGATACTGGGCACACAAGAAGCCAGAGCTGCACTGGTAAGCCTCATCACCGGTAAGGAAATCATCACCACTAGTACCCCAAACTGCCACATTACTTTTAATCTGAGCCAAATGGCGGACGTTAAGACTCTACAGGCCTCAGAGATACACGAGGCGGGATACGAAGCAACGGTATATCTTCATGGCGTGCCAAGCTATGTTTCAGGATCCCTACTGTTGGGGGCGGCAGCATGTGACACTGATGCCACCTGCCACCTGAAGTCGATGTACTCATTCTCAGTGGACAAGTACGGCACTTGCAGCGTACAGGATGCTCTAAAGCTAGCTTCAACATACAGACTGTTCGGGCATGAAGTAATACTTTCCCATGAGAAATCTGGCGAGCTATACCCAACGTACGCTAACGTGAGCGATTCGGTCATAGCTGCATATGAACTAATGGCTAGAACCAGACCGTTCGACATGGTCAGAGTGATTGACTCAGAACCGCGGGAGGGTAGGAGCGACCTAATACCTGCGGCTAATGGGCTGTTCTTGCATGGGGAAGTACTCGTAACAATAGAGATGCCCAAGCTTGACATTACAGCTTGGGGCAAGCGTAGAACCGTGCACAGACCAGTAATGATGGTGCAAAGTCGTAGGAAAGTAGTTACGTTCAAGGTAGCGAGCACCAGTGAGTATACCCAGACCCAGTTCAAGGTTAAAAACAGAGCGGAGATAGTGCGACAGGATTTTCACGAGGCAGTAGTGCTACCGGCACCATCACACCCAGTAGCCCAAACGATGGCTGCCTCCATGGGGGGGCATTTGGCACTGGAGGCAGACGAGCCTGTGCCGTCTGCAGAGTAGAAAACTTCCAGTCGGGGTCGAGGCCATATCTCGAAAAAAGCACTATTGGTTTTAAAAATTTGTTCGGTGGCATCAACAGACAGTTAGGTGTCATCGTGGTATCGGACTGTCAAAGGGGGAAAAGCCTGGGTATACGGTTACGTGATGGTTATATACCAACATGTGTCAGAAGGGATAAAAAAGGTAACGTTGAAGCAACAACATTCGGAAATGGTGAAGCGGTACTGGTGGGCAGTTCCCAGAACCCATTAGCGGAAGGTGACTGCATATTCCAACTTTTTGGAGTATCAGTTAAAGGTTTCACGCTTCAAGGAGTCGACGATGTATACTGGTATGCCTACATCGATCAATATCTTATCACAAAGAAAATGGAAGTGATAAGTATAATGACAAGGCATTTTAACGGCCTATATGACTCAATATATTTTGACTCACCCTGTGAAACTGGACAACTGTTCAGGAAGAGAACGGGTCAAGGCGGAAGAGGCAAACGGATCAGCGTTGAAGAAGCGAACCTCCTACCAACGTCAAAGATAACTTCATCACATCACATACACTTTACACCAGGTGAAGCAATGAAATCTGTACCTCGATCGAGGAAATACAGGTTCGAAGACGGCATCCCTGTGCCAGATGACGCACAACTTCCTATGGCAACGGGCGTAATTGTCTGGATGGCTGCAGTTTCGGAGAAGATGTACGAAGGAGTCCTATCTAGCGGCCTGCTAGAGTCACGTAGCGTCAGTGAATTTATCAAGACTGCAAAATCCATATCAGTTGAAGCAAAATCTTTGCAGAACATAGTGGTGGACGATCTGAGGGAGGTATTTGAGCTTGATGTTTTAGTCAATAGAATTGAAGGTGGTGTAAACTGGCATGACGAGAAGGAGAACAGGACAAGGGCAAACTTGGCCAGAATATCTCCGGAAAGGGTTCGCAACGCCGCTAGAGCTATCTTCTCGCAAGCAGCCTCAATAGGCCGCAAACCGGCGGTATTCTCGTGGAAAAAATATTGGGCCTCAAGGTGGCAGTGGAGCGCAGCTGGGAGTATACACTCACAACACATAGAGGACGATCGCTACGTGATCAAAAGTGACCGGAATCTCAAGAATAAATTCATAGCCATATCAAATATGCCCAATGTCACCATGGAACACTTCACAAACAGACAAGCGGCTATTCACGCTTGGGCGTCCACCAAGTACGAGTGGGGCAAACAAAGAGCTATATATGGTACCGACGTAACTAGTTACATCATTACCAACTTTGCATTCTACAACTGTGAAAACGTGCTACCCCACCGGTTCCCTGTCGGAAAAGACGCTAATGACACTAACGTTGTCAACAGAGTGGCCGGAGTATTAAAGAGCAGACTACCCTACTGCCTTGACTTCGAAGATTTCAACAGCCAACACTCCAGCGAAAACATGGCAGCCGTCATATATGCTTATGCAGACATATTCGGCCATACATTGTCAGGAGAACAGGTCGAAGCGTTGCTGTGGACAGCGGAGTCCGTCAAGCATCAAATCATCCATGACAATGTGGGGACGAAAACGACTTATGAAGCAAAAGGGACACTTCTATCAGGGTGGAGGCTCACGACATTCATCAATTCCGTACTGAACGCCATCTATACAGACGCCATATGTGCAGGCAAGTTACTGCAGAATGGCAGCCTACACAACGGCGATGACGTACTGATTGGAGCCACAACACTAGAGGTGGCAAGGTTGTCTTTATCAAGGGGTAAGGACCTGAACATACGAATTCAGCCAAGTAAATGCGCATTCGGCGGCATTGCTGAATTCTTACGTATAGACCACGCCAGAGGAAGCAAAGGGCAGTACCTGAGTAGGGCAGTCGCAACATTGGTCCATTCAAGGATCGAGAGCAAACCTTCAACAGATGCACGAGATCTGATACAGTCAATGGAAAACAGGTTTGCTGACTGCAAAGCAAGGGGCATGTCAGGTTACATGATCACCATGTTGAGGCACCAGTACTACAATAGGCAAGCGAAGATATGTGGCAACTCGGTCAATGAAATGTACAAAATCAAAACAACACACCGGGTAGCCGGAGGCATATCAGAGCAAATAGACTCGGACATCGACTCATACATTTTGGCAGGAGAGTTGGAGAAAGGAGACATTGTCATACCCACCCTACCGGGAGTGGGAGAATATGCAAGAGAGGTGGCAATAGCTCTGGAAATGCCAGAAAGAACCGCCCAAATGACGAAACGAATTCGCAAAGCGACATATGAAGCTGTAGCACCCAAGAGTAGGAAAATGAAAATTCTACCAAACAGGAGGTTACAGTGGTGTAAAAATGTCAAAGCAATATTCAAGTCATACCGTGGCACAATAAGCACAGCAGGTTATGGCAAAGCCGCATTAGTCGGAGAGGTTGTTGATATACTCACAAGAGATCAACCAGACTCAGGACTACTAAGGCTTTTGCAGAGATCAAAAGATCCAGTAGAATTATTGAAATTCGTGAACTAATGTGCTAAATAAATGC